CTATACAGCAGTTTGTCAAAGGTGCCGGTATACGAAATGTCATTGTTTTGATTGTTTGCTGGATTCTTGGATGGAATATATTTAACACGGATTTTTGAAAAGATTCCGTTGAAATTAACGTAATCTATGCCGGTGAATTGGTTGTAATTTAATGTAGCTATTACTGCATAGTTTCCAAATGTTCCGGGATTATTTTCCAGGGTGCCTTCTACGATTACTTGTCCCCGGTAGGCAGTCATATAAAAGGCGCAGGTGTTTAGTGCGCCGGCATTTTTATATTCTGGATGTGCATTTATATTTCCGCTATTCCATTCATATCGTAGTTTATCTCCATCGGCATTGTAAACCATTTGGAATGAGCTTATCTCTACGCTGGGTTTAAGCACGGGTTCAACATCGTGTTCTAGTTTTAGAGTACCGCCAACTCCATAATATGTATTTGCGTAAGTAGGTTCAAAAGATCCATCAGTTGCCATTCTTTTAACGGCAAACTTATAGTATACAGATTCTAGATTCAGTGTATCAGTTTCAGCAAATGTAACTTGTGCTAAACCACGTAGGGAGCGAGTTGCACCATCATCAAGAATTTCTACAGGTTTTTCAATTAATAATCTTTGATCAGTATCGTCAAACATACTAAATACAAATGTGCTACTTGAAACATCCACTAATTTTTGGTCGGAGTTCTTGAATTGAAGTTGCAACCTATTTTTCAGGCCACGCTGGATGGATATATTTTTTTGATACATGATATTATTTACTCTAATATTTTGGTCGAGATCAAGTAATATCTCAACAGTGTTGTTATATAAATAGACTGGCACTTTTTGCATATGTATATTTATCGTAAACACAATGAGTCTAAGAGATGAGTTTCAAAAAAATTACCCGTTTATAACCTGCATTAAGACAGGCGGGATTGAATATTTGGGTATTGTAATAAACTTTGACAATAGTGTTGTCAGTATATACGATTACATCAACATAAGTACTGGCGAAAAGCCCAATGATTTTTTAATACTGGGTGAGGCATGGTGGTGGGAAAGTAATCGTAAAATACCGATTAATATATTTTTGCGCCAAGAAATGTTAATATATAGAACGTTTATAAAAACATTCAATGTAAAAGATGTTGAAGTTATATTTGGTCCAGTATTAAATCTAGCTGACCTAACAGAAAAACGAGCCAAACGCAAAAGTATTCAATTAGTGCGTGTACCAAAAAAAATTAAGTAGATACTTGTTCACAAAGCAAGTTTAATTGTACAACGATTAAGTGTGCGTAAGCAATGGCATGTGATTTCTTAAAAGCATAGCCAGAATCATTTGACCGATTCCACAATTCCGTTTGTATATTTTCAAAACCAAATTTTGCACACTGATCTACTAGGTGTCTACGTCCAGGTCGTATTAAAGAAAGAACACTTGCTAATTCAATAATACTTCGTGGTTTTAATAGATTGACCAGATCATGGTGACCATTAATATGAAACAGACTATCACATATTTCTTTTGTTTCCATTAATTCCCACATAGGCGGTGTATTCATCAACCTAATTAAATGTTGTTCATCTTGTACACCTGTATAAGCACTGACATTTAGCAGATCTATTTTAAAATATCCCCGGGACTCTGCTTCATGATGATCCAGACTTGCCGTGGCGGTCAGGGGGTTATACGGAATATCTTGAAAGTAAATTCCAGTATTATGTTTAACTAGCTGACCATCCCGTTTGATTGCTGCGGGAATATGGTCAATTAGTTTTAAAACTATTTCACGATCAACAAAGTCAATATCAACGTCCATTACTTTATACCCGCCTCTACACAAACTTCTTTAACTAATGCTACATCTGCTGGTTTATCTCGGAATCTCTTTTGCCAATATTGCAGATCAAATGCCGGTGATATCATGTTAAGTTGATCGTCACTAAGAGTGCCGACTAATTTTTTACCAGTACTACAGTTCAAGATTAACCAGGGAGATATTTTCCCTTCAACAATATCATGTACGGCACGGTTGAGATTTATCTGTTCAAAATAATTCGTGAAGTCTCCATTACATATATCTGCCCAATTCATCATGGTTATTAGGCTACGCTGAACTGCAGATTCTGCTGGCTCTTTTTTGATCATTTCATACAGGTATTGATAGTATAGTTCTTCTCTGCACCAATGATCTAGTTTTACCCCACTACGAATCACATAGTCAATAAATTGTTCTGGATATACAGCATCAGAGTTATTAACGAAACTACCAAACTTTACGAATGCATTATAGAATGAGCTATCACAAAACTCATCATATGTCTTATTCTTTTTACTGTTGGATGTAGATTGAAAAAACTTATTAAATGCTAGGAATCCAGTCTGGACCCTCTTCTCAGTTTTCTGTAGATGTCGGCGCTTCTTTTCACAAACATGCGAAAATAGAGTTTTGGCCAGACGAAAACGTTTACCACAATACCCACACAATTCCGGTTGATCCACCAAGTCTACCATTTACTCATACTCTTTACGTTGTTTGTTATCAAAGCCCATATTATCAAATAATTCCCGGCGCTGATTCTTATCCATTAAACTTGCCATAAGTTTTACATCTTCCATCTTCATTGCTGGATTTAATTCTGCCAAAAATTTCTCAAACTTATCAGTCTTTTCTCGGGGACTGGCAGCGATATATTGATGTTTACATGGAATACCTGCACCAACAGCAGCATAAGCTCCCCATAGTAAGCCACTATGATTCTTAGTTAAGTCCCACATATGCTTATTAACGCACTCATGGGTTTTCTCTAGGAACCATTCCTGAATGTCACGATCACCATCCACGTTACTTATATATCGCAATAATACATAAGGACTAAATGCTTTCCGCTCGTCATCGCTTAGATTATTATAAAACTCATAATCTTTATTATCAACAGCAGATAATACTCGTTTAATATCAAGCTTAGTGGCCATATATCACCAGCACTTTGTGTAATCTACGAGTTCAGATAATCTATTAACTTCATTGACAAAATATGCACATGGGGGGTTTGCACCTGATCGTAATGGTGTTGCAAGTAATTGTCCTGGTTTCATTTTGGGAAAATACCATTTAACATCATGATAAACATTAATGATATCAATTTCAAAGAATTCAGGTCGGAATCCAGTTAAAGGATTAAAACAGAATGTGCGGAATCCCCGGTCATTAAGACTTGTGATTGGTAATACTTCCATATCTGGACCTTCTGGATCACCAACTATTGCACACCAATCTAATGGCATGGCTAATTCATATTCACCAATTTTTAGAACTGCTGCTGGACTTGTGAAACTCTCAAGAAATATCAGAGGAGTGAAAAAGTAATCTGGATCTTTGGGGTTGCTATTATCTAGAACAGCAAAGCGTAAATCATCATCAATCTCATCTGGTAAATCGTTTAGATAGTATGTTTGATTTTCTAGGGTTAATATTTGCATTATATATATTTTACTTTCTCTATTGTGAATGCATAGTTTGCCTCACGATAGTAGCGTTTTCTTTCAGTTAGGTGTCGTTTTGCATACTTGGTATTCGCTGTTATGTCGTAAATATTAACAAAGTCTTTATCATCTGCTTTTCTGATACCACGACCAATACTTTGAATAACCCGAACGAAACTCTTACCGGGTTCAATTAGTACTAAATTAAAAATTCGTGGAATATTAATACCAACCGCAGCCACACCGTAAGTTGCAATGATCACCTTATTTGATGCAGTCTTTACTTCGTCATACTCTTCTTTTCTATCTTTTGATTTTACTTCACCAGATATAAATGCAACATCAGGAGCATCGGCTATAGTACTGAATAAGGTGCTTAACCCTAATTGTAACATACGTCCGCATTCAAGTCTATCTACAAGTACCAGTGTATTGCCTGATTCTGAAATATTTTTGACTAATTTGGTAATATATTCCAATCTTGTTTTGTCTGTGACCAAGTATTTTAACTCTTCTGCATATGATGCAAATTCTTTCCATTCGTTGGTCTGAACGATGTTTACATGGCAGTCACTTAATACACCTTGTTTTTGTAGATCGCTTGCCTTTACGTGATTTATAACATCACCTAGAGCAACCTTGATATTCATAAAATCAATATCAAGTTTTGGTATAGTTCCAGTGAGTCCCCATCTGATCGGAGCGTTACAAATATTATTGGTTAGCAGCGATCTCAGAACTTCAGCCTTGGCCATATGAACTTCATCCACCATGACTGTATTAACACCATCCAGAAATTCCGCCAATGATAATAAGCTGTCGTCATCTTTGCTACGCTTATCCAATACGTTTAAGCTTTGCCACGTACAGATAGTGTGAGTTTTTCCTAGCTCTTTACGGTCACCATAGTATAC